CCCGCGCGCCACCCACCCCCCAGCGGGGCCTACCCGATCCCCCTAGGGGGGTGCTATGGATTTCCTACATATAGAATAGGGTATAGGATAGACTATAGAGATACAGGGATTGACATATGAATTCCTTTGGGGAAAGTAGTCATATGAACCACAAGGAAGCGGAGTTGGTAGACATTCTGAACATCACCAGAGCCGAATTTAAGTATCTACGGAAGAATCTGGCTAATTCTGATAAGAATGTCGGTCCTCTTTGGGTCAGAGAGGAGTCAAACAAGCCAGAACACCTGCGTACTGTGTATTGGACTGATGCTGGTATGTACTTTCTAAGGGCTTACCTGTCCGAGAAGGCTGGTCAGCCTGTGATTAAGCCAGATACTGATATGAAAGTAATGACTAAGGCTCAGTTTCTAGATATGGTGCATAAGACCAAGTGGGTAGGCAAGGTTGTCAGAAACCTATACAAGAATCATATGGTGTTGATGGTGGAACACAACTCTGGGTTTAATGTTATGGTCAATTGCCGTGACAACCAACTTTTCTCCAAGGGTGCGTGGGTCGTAGTTGACACCAATGAGAATAGCCACACCGTTCGTGGTCAGTCCTTTAAATCCTATGAAAAAGCCTTCGAAACCTGCTCCCGCCAAGGAAAGTAATACCTACCTTAAAAATCTGACTCAGTCCTTGGGTATCCCCAAGTTTAAACCCCTCGTTCACGAACCTAAGAGCGATGAAAAGGGTGCGAAGAAGGCGTGACGGTTACTTCTTTGATGACGAACTTGATGAAGAAGAAGAGATTGACCTCTATTTCTACGACCAATAACAAAATCGCAGTTCTGACCTAACGGTCAGAACGATACAGAACTAATTTACGCATTGGTAGCACAATGGTTGTGCAACAGTTTTGTAAACTGTAGGTTGTCGGTTCAAGTCCGACCCGATGCTCCACTTTAACACTATGGAAGAAAAATGGCTCCCAGTACCAATCAAGCAATTTGAGGGCTTGTACGAGATTTCAGACCAAGGGAGGCTAAGGTCTTGCCCCAAGACCACAAGTGACGGCAGGAGGCTTCCCAGCAGGGTAATTAAGCCTACTGCTACCAAGGCTGGATACTTGCAATTCAAGTTGCACAATAATAAATTTAGGCATAATGTAAATGCTCACAAGATGGTTGCTATTACCTTCGGTCTAATTCATTGGAATGAACACTCTTTAACAAATATGCAAATTAACCACATTGACGGAAACAAGCACAATAATTCTGTGTCGAATCTAGAGGCTTGCACTCCTAGCGAGAATCTTATTCACGCTTACAAGACAGGACTTAGAAAATAATGGCTGACCCTATTGATATTAACAAACAGATTGAAGAGTTAATGTCTCTTCAACCAGTAACGACTAGACCACGCCCTAAAAGTAATACTAGTGCAATGTCTGTTGTGGGCGATAACCCAAGAACTGCAATTACTACTGGTGCTGGTGCTTATGCTGTGGCTAAGGGTTCAGAGGCTTGGCAAAATATTTATCGTGACATTGGTAAAACGATGAAGGCATCTGGTAAGGCTGAAGCAGAAGCCGTAAAAGAACTTACGGCTATGGGTTTTAATGCAAAAGGGACTATGCCTAAAGTTGGTTCTAAAGAATTTGTAGCACTTGCAAGAGAAGCCGCAGTTAACCAAAAACTTGGTTGGATTCCTTATTTTGGTCAAAGATTTTCAAACGCTTCTGCGACTACACAACTTCCAAAGGTTCAACTTACTGGAAGTCCTCCATTAACTACTAGGTCTCCTGCTGGTATTGGCGTTCTTAAGCCAGCACAAGTTACGCCTCCTCTTTCCGCTAAGACTGTTCTTGAACTTGCAAAAGCAGGAAGAATTTCTCCGCAGGGTGCATTAAACACAACTCCAAAGTTTACTTTAAATGAAGCACTTCCTCCAGAAGGGGTTTCAAATTGGACTAAGGCTGGAAAGGCTTATGCCAATATGATGGGTGGAGATGTTAAGATTAATAGTATGAAAAATCTTCGTAGTGGATTTAAAGGTGCTAGACTTGCTGGTGTTTCTTCGGCTCTTGAACTTGGTGGCGGTCTGTATGATGTTTTTGGCGATAACGGTGTGTATATGAATCAGTATAGAGACTGGATGGAAGGACCAGATTTTGCTGGAAAACAAGCACTTGCCGTTGCAGGCGGTGCTTTAAAAAGCGGAATGAGAATGGGAAGAGGTGCAGGTGATGCTCTTACTTGGGGTGGACTCACTCTGTCTGGTGCTCCAGATTGGAAGGAAAGAGAAACGGCTCACGAAAGGGCTACAAGAATTTATTTGGCTGGAAACAAACAGGCAGGAGATAAAGGAAATGAGTTGTACCCACTTATTCGTGGTGCTAAAACTATGTCTAAAGATAGTGCTAAAATGGCTCCAGATGAAAAGTCTAAAAGATGGCAACAGATTTACTCGGATGAACTATCTAAAGAAGGGGTTCCAGATAGTTGGCTAACTCCAGATATGTACAAAGGTCCAGAGTATGAATATGTTTTTGGACGAGAACCAAGACTTCTAGGTGGAACAACACAGCCCGAAATCGATGAGTATTATGCTAGACTTGCATATAATGACGAGAAAAACGCTAATGTTACTCCCTCAATGCGTGTAAACGATTTTATGACAGGACTGTGGAGGTAAGTTTCACACCTTCTCCGCATCCGTTTCTTAAGATGCCAGACATTAAGATGCTCGTTGAGCGTCTTGGTGTTGAGAAGACTGCTGAAGTTCTTGAACTTAGAGAAGATAAAATTCTTGCTGAACAATTAGACCCATTTCGTCACGGCTTTGAGCCAGAACATTGGCACGAAGCAGATAGGTTAATTAAAGAAAAACAGGAATTGCTTGTATTAGGTGGCAACCGTGCTGGCAAAACAGAGTGGATGGCAAAGCGTGTAGTGCAGACTTTGGTCGGAAAAAAGAACGCAATGGTCTGGTGTCTTCACACAACCCAGAAGTCTAGCATTCAGATGCAACAGAATGTTGTCTGGAAGTATATGCCTCCAGAATTAAAAAATCTCAAAAAGGGCAAGGTAACTAACATTGCGTACAGTCAGAAGAACGGATTTTCCGAAGAGTCCTTTATTCTTCCTAATGGTTCGCAATGTGTGTTTATGAATTACGCCCAGAAGCGAGATGTTATTGAAGGTGGCGAGTGTGACCTAATCTGGTGCGATGAACTTGTGCCTATGGACTGGGTTGAGACTCTGCGATACCGTCTTGTTACTCGTAGAGGTAAACTGGCAATCACCTTTACCCCTATTGCTGGCTACTCGCAGGTTGTTAAAGAGTTTGTGTCTGGTTGTAATTTCATTAAAACACTTCCTGCCACTATCCTAGACCAAAACAATGTCTATGTTGGTGGTTGTCCAAAGGGTCATATGCCATTTACGGCTCATTCCTATCGTGGAAACGCTTCCGTAATCTGGTTTCACTCTCAACTTAACCCTTACAACCCCTTTGACGAGTTGGTTAAGACTCTTACAGGCAAAAACTTATACGAACAGAAGATTCGTGCCTATGGTTGGGCTGACAATACGGTTGGAAACCAGTTCCCAAGATTTGGAGACAGAAACATTGTGCCGTTAAAGGCTTTACCAGAAGAAGGAACCAATTATATGGTTATTGACCCTGCTGGAGCCAGAAACTGGTTTATGATTTGGGCAAGAAAGGCTCCAGACGGAAATCTGTTTATTTACAGAGAGTTTCCAGACATTTCTTACGGTGAATGGGCTTTGCCTAGTGAGAAAGCAGACGGAAAAGAAGGTATGGCTCAAAGAAATGGTGCTGGTATGGGTATTGATGACTACAAGATGACTATTAGGACTTTAGAGGGCAACGAGGAGATATTAGAACGCTATATCGACCCTCGTGCGGGTGCGACACAGGCAATTGGGCGAGACGGAGGCACATCCGTTATCGAGTTGCTAGACGGAGGCGATAAGCCAATGTATTTCGCACCCTCGGCTGGTGTTGCCATTGAGCAAGGCGTTGCTATGATTAATGACCTGTTGGCGTTTGACATTAATGAACCGCTATCTCCGCTCAACCAGCCAAAACTTTACATTACAGAAAACTGCAAAAACTTAATTTACTGTCTACGAGAATGGACAGGTCACGATGGTGATAAGGGTGCTTCAAAAGACCCTATTGACTGTTTGAGATATTTAGTAGTAATGCAACCAGAGCATATTGACGATAAATCAATTCCTATTAATGTACCCTTTTCATACTAATGAGCAACGAATACGATTCTGAGAAATTTCACGGAGACAACAAAACAGATGACAAACTTCTGTACGGTAGCGAAACTCCTAATATTCAAGAGTTAGTTTCCGAACTTAACCGTTCTTACCTTTTTGGCTCTAATATCCACGAAGTTAACGAAAATGACGATATTCGTTTTTGTCGCTGGAATGGGCAAACTTCTGACGGTAAAAAATTTAGCAAAAACCGTGATGAGGATGACCCTGCTTTGCCGTTTGAAGGTGCGTCCGATGCTAGAGTTAGACTGATTGATAGAATCATTAATGAGCAGACTGCTCTTTGGATGAACGCATTGAAGGGTGCTAAACTTGGCGTATCTGGAAGAACTTCTGATGATTCGGCTACGGCTGGCGGTATGAGTATGCTTTTGGAATATGTTGGTAAAGGAAGACAGAACCAAGATATGCGAAGAGAGGCTGAAATGTATGGTCAGTACACAAACCAGTACGGATGGTCTGCTATGCACATTGGATGGGAACAGGAAATGGGAACGGTAGAAGAAAGATTTACTATTTCAGATTTGGTAAATATTGCGACTGAAATGGCTGGTCAAAATCCAAATAGCCCATTGGCATCTCTTCCAAGTGTAATTATTGACCCTGCTCAAGAAGAACTGGCTGTAACGCTTGTTTCTAATTATATGCCAGATTTTTCTGAAAAGGAAATCAGAAGACTTATCAAAGAAATGAGAGAACAGGGATTTGCTGTCATTTACAAGGAAACGCTTATTAAGAATCTTCCTGTTATTACAGCCCTTAAGCCGTATGATGAAATTTCTTTCCCGCCAGAAACCATTGACCTTCAGAAGGCTCGTCTAATTTTCAGAAAGGTATTTATGACGGAACTGGAAGTTCGTTCTATGATTAGCACGGATGGCTGGAATGAAGAAGGTGTTGAGGATGCTATTAAAACAAAGGGTATGTTTACGCTTTGGAGAGACCCAAACATTGTCCCTATTAATCGTTCTATGAATGACTATAGGAGCAAGACTGCTAATCTAATTGAAGTAAGTTATGCCTACTACAGACAACTTAATGAGTCTGGTAACCCTTGTATTTATTACACCATTTTTTCTCCCAACGCACAGGGTGATACATATTTGAAGCACGGCAAACTGGGTTATGCTCACGGCAAATATCCTTTTGTTGTGCTTCGCAGGGAGTACATTCGCAAAGCCGTTTACGAAAGCCGTGGAATCACCGATATCCTATCTACAGACCAAGCGGAACTTAAGGCACAGCACGACTCGATGAGAGACCGTACAGCCTTCGAAACAGTTCCTCCACTAATGTATAAGAGACGAGTTGGCGGTACTGGAAGAATCGGACCAGCAATGTTACTCCCTGTTTCTGATGTAAATGACTACAAGTGGATGGAGCCTCCGAGAGGAACTCCTACTATTGCTGAGTTTGTCGTGTCTACTGTGGAAAAGAATGCTTCTGCTTATTTTGGTCTTGTGCGTGAAGACACTCCTCCTGCCCTTGCTCAGATGCTTCAGCAAAACTCCGTTGACAATTGGCTGACAGCGTGGACTGAGGTTTACAGCCAGATGCTACAGTTGTGCCTTCAGTATATGGATGTTGTAGAGGTGGAAAGAATTACATCACTTCCTATGCCAAAGGTAATTGATAATATTACCAATCAGTACGATTTTGAAGTTAGGTTTGATGTTCGTAACCTTTACTCAGACCTAGTTCTTGAGAAACTACAGGCTATCACACAGTTTGTTGTTCCTATGGATAGTGGAGGTGTAATTGATAGAAATAGATTGGTTCAAAAGGCTATTGAAGCCATTGCACCAGATTCTGCTAGGGAACTCATCATTAACAATGCATCTGCCTCCCAGAGGCTATACAAGGATGTTCAAACGGAGATTGGTATGATGATGCTTGGCAATGAGGCTAGTTATGTCGAAAACGACCCTACCGCCTCTACTAAGATGCAGTACTTGCAGGACATTATGAGTAAGAATCCTAAGGCTCAACAGGCTTCCCAGTCAGACCAGATGTTCCAGATGATGCTTCAAAATTATGTCAAGAACCTGCAAATGTCGGTTATGCAGGAGCAGAATAAGCAGATTGGCAGAATTGGCGTATCCCCTGTTGCTGATAAGATGAAACAAGAGGGTCAAGGTGGTCAGCAGTCTCCTACCATTAATAACAACATTAATGTAAACTCTAACAATCAACAGCCACAGGGAAATGAAGGATACTGATTATAACATTGGCACATTTGCATTTACTGCTCCTAACCCGCTCTGGGAGCATATTTTGTATATTGTTGACCTAAACATTCAATCTGAAACCAGTAGAGCGTTGCAACAGGATGTAGTTGGTGAAACTCGTGTTCACCAATGCGGTAGAGCATCTGCAATGACTGACTTTAAGAACTTGCTCCTTGAAGAACGAGCCAAGGCTCTGAAAGAATAAATTTACAATCGCTTGACACTTGTAAAAAAGGTGTCAAGTGTGAGTCCAACAGTTTCTGGAAGTCTGTAAAAATCCTGCCTAAAACAAAAGCACTTTAGACTTATTCTAATGACCCCCGATAATAATACTGGAAACGAGAATACCTCCAGCCCCGAAAATTCTCAACAGGAAGATTCTTTTCCTAGTTCTAGCGTTCTAAACGATAGACTGAACCAACTTCTGTGGGACGATGAATCCTCCCCGCAGACGGAAGAAGGCGAAGCCGATAGTAATCAGCCCGAAGTCCAGCAGTCTGAAAGTGAGCCAGAAATGGACACTAACACAGATACTGAGGGCGAAGAGGTTCATTCAAAGTCCGAGGGAGAGCAAGAGGAGGTATCTCGTGGTGTACAAAAGCGTATCGATAAGTTGACGGCTAAGAGAATGGAAGCGGAAGCGACCATCACTCAGTTGAAGGCAGAACTTGAAAACGCCAAGACCACGGCATCCAAGCCTGTATATGAGGATAGAAGCATTCCTTTTTCCAATATTGATTCGCTTGCAGAAATTGAGGCAGAGATTGCCCAAGCAAGGTCGGTCAGAAATTGGGCAGATGAAAATGCTGATGGAATCACAGTTACAGACAAAGATGGGAATGAAGAGTATTTTGACCCTGCCAAGTTAAGGCAGATTAAAGTTAACGCAACGAAGGCACTTGAAGAAGGGCTACCAGAGCGTTACAAGTACATTCAAGCCAGAGACCAAATCGAAATCGTTGCTAATAAGGAATATTCGTGGTGGAAGGATAGTTCGTCTAAAGAGAGACAGATTGCAGAATCGTTTCTAAGGGCGTTCCCCCAAATCAAGAAGTTTCCCGATTATAAAATGGTTATTGGAGACTACATTCGTGGAGTCAAAGCCAGAGAAAATGGTAGAAGTCAAACTACCATCTCAAAAGCACCTGTTCAGCCTCGTTCTAGTGGTGTAGCACCGACTGTTCAAAAGCAGGAAGTTCGCAGTCAAAATGCATACGCCAAGTTCGCCAAGTCTGGCAGAACCGAAGACCTTACAGATATTATTATGAACAAGTTCCTGTAAACTAAAAAACTACTACTATGGCAAGTCTCACAGAAAGAAATATCGTCAGCGGTAAGCGGGAAGCCCTCGCTGACATCATCTCGCTCATCGATGCGAAGTCCACTCCGTTCACCTCTATGGCTCCCAAGGTTGCAAAACCTGGAAATACGCTGTTCAGATGGCAGGCTGACTCCCTCCCCACCGTTACCTCCGAACAGGCTGGTATCGTTGACGGTACGGATGTTGACCCGAATGGTGCTTCCATCAAGAACTTCGTTAAGGATGGTGCTACTCAGTACCGCTACGAACTCTCCAACCACATTCAGATTTTCAGACAGGCAACTCGTGTGTCTCCTCTGACAACTGATATCGCTGTCATCGCTGGTGTTAAGTCGGAACTCGCCAACAATGTTGGTAAGGCTACCGAAACCATCAAGCGTACTATGGAGAAGACTCTTTGCTCTGGCAATCTTCCCAAGGCTGACGATGGCGTTTCGCAGGGTTATGCTACTCGTGGTCTCGATGGCTGGATTAAGAACGACTTCACAGGTGACACCTATCTGGCTGTCCCTACTCCGTTCCGTACTCCTACCTCTAGCATCTCCACGGTTGGTACTGCCCTCCTTGATGAAACAGTCTGTCAGAATATGCTTGCTTCCGTCTTTGAACAGACTGGTCGCTCGCAGTCCTTTGACGGTCTCGTTGGCTACAAGTTGAAGCAAGCCTTCACGAACCTCACCTACACGACTAGACAGAATGGTTCGACTAGCACCGCTTCGGTCATCAGAACTCTTAACAGAGACTCTGAAGCCAGCGTGTACAAGTCTGGTATCGATGTCTTCGAAGGTGACTTTGGCTCGATTCGTCTCCATACCTCCCTCTTCCTCAAGAACAACTTCTGCGGTTACCTGCTGAATATGGACTTGGTTGGCGTTGGTTATGGTGGCAACATCGCACAGGTCAAGGAACTGACTGACAATGGTGGTGGTCCTGCTCGACTTGTCGAAGCCGTGGCTACTTGCATCGTCAAGAATCCTCTTGGTCTCGCTAAGTTCGACTTCACCTCGTAACTAATTCGTGGCTGACGATATAGTTCAGTCACTTGTCGATGTGATTCCCGCCCATCTCCATAAGGATTTGGAGCGGGAACTCATCAACGGTTGGAGAATGAATGAGGCTGTTGCCAAGGCTAACGCCACTAAGATGGCTCATTTCAACCATACGCACGAAGCCAACAATATTGAAGGTTTCGGGCGTAAGGTTGCCAACATTCCAGATGATGCTTTTCACTATTGGGGTCATAGACTTGGCTACGATTGCTGGAAGGATAAACAATTTATGCGGGAGTTCCTTCGGGATAACCCAGAATGTGCGGTGCGGAATTATGTTAAGAAGACGGTAGTTAATGGCTCTGTATTTGGAGCAGACGGATTCCTCGTATGAGAACACAAAACTTTTCCCAGATTCTATTTGACGCTCTACAATACAGCGGAAACGATAGATATAACATCAACAGGGAGACCTTTGGTCAGTTTAGGGATTTCTGCAACTCACGCATTCGTGAGGCTTGGGAAAACCAACTCTGGGCTGATGTGTGCAGGGTTGCTGAATTTACTACTGTCGTTGACGCTAGTGGCGTTACTTACTTTATCCCAAACGCTGAATGCGGAGAGGTTCTTGGCGTTTATACGCTTAATCCCCTTGTTTCTAGCAGGGCTGTTGGAATGAATTATCAGTTGTATGATACTGGAACGGAATTGCGTATCGTTCTTGAAACAACAACTATTGCAACAGGTTGGTATTATTATCGAACAAAGGTTCCTAGTCTTACAGGAGAACTGTTTGACCCTGTAACTGTTTACTATGCTGGCTCTCAAGTCTATTTTGACAGCGGTTCTTCAACAGGAACATATATTCCTGTATCTGGTAAACCGCATAGTGCCAATTTTTACACTTGTCTAGAAACTACATCTGCTGGACAGTCTCCATCAACTACTCCTACTAAGTGGAAAATCGAAAAAATCCCTTATATTTTCAGCCAGTTTATGGCTTGGGGTGCTTGTGCGAACTGGTTTGCATCTGAAACACTTTTGCAGGAGGCTCTTGCTATTGATTCTAAGGCTCGTCTCTTGCTTGAAGATGAAATGGATAAGCAGGTAAATCAGCAGAATCAAATCCCTAAACTAAAATTCACTAACCCATACTCAAGATAATGTCCTCCTCTAATATCTCTTTTTCTTCCCCATTTCTTAGGAAGTTTAATCACACCGATGTGACCATTGGCACATCTGCTTCTGTTGCACTTGTAGTTGCCCTTACACCCGAAAGGCGTGTCAGCGTCATTATCCAGAATCAACACGCTACGGCTATTCTGACTGTTATTCTAAATGCAACTGGCTCTACTGGTCTTAAGGTTAAGGCTGGCGAAACCATTTCGCTTGATAACTACAATGGCATTGTGCGTTGTTTTTCTGACACCGCCTCTACGCCTGTCCATATTGCTTACGCCACAGCCTAATGGGGGTTGACCTACATAGGATTGGCACAGGCATCTCGTCTGGCTCTAGCCGTAATGGGTTTAATTCCATTGTGGCGTTCCCTAGTGTGGTTGCCCCTTCCTACCCTCCCGCTGGTTCGATTGTTAGCACACAGTATGGGATTGAGTACCCTGTTGCTTACGGTGGTTCTGAGGTATACATCCAGAATGATGGTACTGACTATTACTTCCCCAATCAAACTTGTAATGTTGATACAGTAAACGATGGTTCTGGTGGCACTTATATAAATTGGGGAGGTGCTTACAATATTCAGTACAAGGATTCGAACCAGCCACTTGCTACCTTTACGACAAACAATTATATAACCATTTCTAATACAAGTTGTAATGGTAGCCAAGGTCCGTTTAGCAACGGTTATTCATATAATGCATATAACCACAATGGTATGGGTGGTTATCAAGGAGTAGCAGGTGGAAATAATTACCAGTACTACGGCTACTCATTTTACTCTGAAAGTTGCTGGTTCGATGACGGAATGGGTGGTGGATACACCTATAACTACAGTTACAATTCTGACGGAAATGGTTCATACTATACATACCAATCCTAATGGCTACTGAACCTATCGAAATCCCTATCTCTTGGACTGCCTTTGTTAAGGACAAGTCCTGCCTTGGCTTCCAAGAGTTCTCAAAGGGCGGTAAGTACGCTGGTACTCTGACCCTTATCTCTAAGCCTACCGAAGTCGAACTAAAGGCTGAACTTAACCGTCTTAAAATTTCTCTCCCTGTATGATTACTATTATTCTCGCTACGGTCACCTTTCTTGGTGGCGTTTATGTTGGTGTTCGCTGGTCTGAAAAGATTAAGGCTGTGTACTATTCTATTGTTATCAAGTAATGGCACAGCAAGAATACCAGCGAGAAGGAGACATTAATTTTATTGGGCTTAACAGCCGTGATAATCCTAATGCCCTTCCTGCTGGTATTGTAAGCCGTTCCCAAAACTTCAGACTAGACCGTGGCGTTGCTACGGTAAGAAAAGGTATTCAACGCAAGACCATTGGTGCTCTTATTGGACAGACTGTTTATGGTGTTGGAACATACCTTAATGCAACTGGACAGGAAATTATCATTGTTGTTGTTACTAATGGGCTGTTTTCATACAATCCTCAGACTCAAACGCTTGGTGTTAAAATCAACTTTCCTGTTGGAGAGACTATTACTACACAGGATGGTTGCGATGTAGTTACAGCCATTGACAAGGTGTTTATTACTCGTGGACAGAGTAAGCGTCCACTTCTTTGGGACTTAAATGTTACTATTATAGCCCAGCCAATATCACCCTCGTCTGGTCATCAGTTTCCAAACTGTTCTGGTCTTTTGTTTTATGCAAACAGACTAATTGCGTTAGGAAGTCATCACGCAGAAAACAATCCACTTAGAGATTACGACACCGTTTCGGTAAGTAATTATTTGGACTATACTCATTGGGATGCTGTTGACGCTTTTACCATTAACAATGGTGCTAACGACCAAATTATTGGTGTATCGCCTTGGACTCTTAATGAGTTTCTGGTGTTTATGCGTGGCAGTATTTTCTACATTGGCGTAGGCTCTAATAGGTACGCAAGTGGAGATGGGCTTTCTTCTGACTCTTACCTTAAGACGCTTGCTACGGACATTGGTTGTTCTGCCAGAAAGTCAGTCGTACAGGCTGGTGGTGGCGTGTTCTTCCTGTCTGACAATGGCGTATACTTCCTTCAGCCACAGCCAGCGTCTGCTGACTCAATGAAGTTGCTTTCAATGGCAGACCCTATCTCTGCTCCTATTGACGATGTGATTCAAAGAATCAACAACACATACGCCTATCGTTCAGTTGCTACTTATTGGAATAATCGTTACTACATTGCTGTTCCGATTGATGGCTCTACAGATAATAATGCCGTATTGGTGTTTAACTTTATCTTAAAGCAATGGGAGTCTGTAGATGTTTATCCTGTTGGATTTGATATCTTTGATTTTATTGTTGCCAAGAAAGACAACCAAAGACGGCTTTATGCGGCTGATACAGACCAAGGTATTTTCCTTTTGGAAGAACTTAATTGGGATGAATATCAAGACTGGGCTGTAGGTGACCCTAACTCTGGTAAGCCTGTGTTGCCTTTTTATCTTCCTGCTACGCTAGAACCTCTTTCATTTCCTAAAAACAATATCATTGGAATTCTTGAAACTAGAAAATATTCGTTTGGAAATATTGGAGACAAGAGATTTAGTTCTGCTGAAGTAGAGTTACTAGCCGAGGCTGGTTCTCAAGTTACTACAATTGCTAAAATAACAAACCCAGATGTAGATACTCAGATTGATTCTTTTGGTGCTCAATTCTCAGAAGATTCGGCAAGAAGAAATCCAATCAGAAAAATCGGCACATCTATCAACTTTCAATTTACATCAAACAATCTCAGACCATCTATTCGGTCTGCGTATGTGTATGCAGTTTTTCAAAAACAAACAAATCAATCTAAACAATAATGACCCAAATTTCTAAAGGTGATACTTTCATTGACGGACAGCAGGTAACTGGTGCTCGCCTTAATCAACTTGTTGATGCATCAAGCCTTCTTGTTGGTGCTATTACAGACCAGACGGCAGTTACGGCTAACACGCTTGAGGCTACCGACTCTACCATTATCAATGATGGTGGACTTCTTAAGAAGGCTACTGTAGGCGATTTTCTTGGCTCTGGACTTCCAGTTACGACTTCGGTCATTTCTGCTCTAGCAAACAAAGATATTGTAGTTACGCCTTACGATTCGACTGCTGTTATTGGAAGTAATTATTCTAGTGCAAACGGTCTTACGGTTATTGTAACAACTCTTGTTGCCCACGGACTTGCTGTAGATAATGTTGTTCTTATTTCTGGTGCTGGCACAGGCTATAATGGTACATTTAAGGTAACTGCCGTTACTACCCTAACATTTACTTATGTTATGGTTACCTCGGCTACCGCAACGGCTTCTCCTACCGCTTGCACATATGTAAGAAAGGCTAGTGAGATTGTTAACGGAAACATTGTTACTACAGGAAGTTCTTTTGTAACTGGAAACTCTACCACTACAGGAAACTCTTCTGTTGTTGGAAACCTTACGGTTGCTGGTCAAACTGAATTAGTTAATGCTCCTACAATTGGAGGCAAGGGGCTACCTCAGTTGTACGAAGTAGTTGAAGTTACGGTTCCTACCGCCAGTTGGGGTTGGGGTAACAGCAATGTTGCTTACACTTGGGACCAAGTGTTTCTGTCTTCTGCATATGTTAAGCCAGCAGATGAAATTTGGATTGTTGAAGTAGATATGAAGGTTATGTCTTTTTCGTCTTCGTCTACTGCTTACGGTATGATTCGTGGTAGCAATTGGAAAATGGAAACTGTGGCTACTACTGGCGGGGTTATTGCTCTTACAAACAATTGGGTTCAAGAAAAGGATGTAATTGCTGGTGCTTATGGTGGCATTAGCGGAAACTCAAACATTTCACTATTACAGTTTCATTGGAAATGTGTTCTTAATAAGACGGTTGCTTTTGATGGTAAGTTTAAGATTTCCGCAATGCAGAATATTCCTCAAGGCTGGGCTAACCAGACTGACGGATTTACAGCCATCAGCCCTGTGTCTGCTGGCACTAATGTCAATATGGCTTACTGGCAGGGTCTAGCAACGGTTGGCTCTGCTAACAACATTGCTACTAACTTCCCTTGGAGAACAATCTTTAGAATCTTTAAGCACAAAAGTCTTTAATGCTTGAAGGATTAACAAGTTTCGTAAAAGCCAAAAGAAATTCTGGCAAGCGAGTTTGTTTTGATATCATACATCTGGAGGAGTGGTTAAGGTGGGCAGACAAGAACGGCTTCTTGTTTACAAATACTGAAAACGGCAAGGTTGATGGGGTGGTAGTTATCTACCCAGTAGGTAAGTTTAACGAAACTCCAACACTAGCACAGGTACTAGGACGATGCGGACACAAAGATACACCTACCGATTACTTCATTATGGATGCCTTAGTTGACAATCCACTTGCCAGAAGCAAGATTTGCACCAACATTTGCCAGAAATTCCCCTTGATAGAGAGTGACCCAAGTTGTCAACTGTGGTGTCAAAAGGGTGATAATATCATTAAACTTTCAAAACCTCACACTATAAATCTTAAAAACTAATGGGTTCTACAAAAGTTAACGCACCACCTCCTCGTGATTACTACAAGGAATCGATGGATACGATGCGAGCACAAATCGATATGGCTCCTATGATGCTGGATGCCGAGCGTAAACTCGTTCCTCAATGGCAACAGTTGCAGTTGGAGCAGATGCGTGGACAGGCTAATAACCTCCAGACATTTTACGGTGAGGTAATGGACCCGTTTTCTAAGTTGGCTGGACAGTATGCCACCAAGATGGGTGCTAACGCTATGGCTCCTCTTGGACTGGCTAGTAGAACCGCTTACGAGTCTTCTCTTGGCGGTGGGCAAGCCCTACAGAACACAATGCGTGAACAGGCTGTTGCTGGTCTTAATGCTGGAAGAGGTCTTACTGATGAGATGCAGAGGTATGGTCAACAGTCGGCTAGAGAGGCTATGACGGCTAGAGGTCTTTCTGGTAATCAAGCAGTTGCACAAGAAGTTATGAATAATTACCAGTTAGGTAATATTCGTGAAGACAGGTCGAGAGGTTTTGCTAGTCAAGTTCTTGGCAATGATATGAATATTGCGGGACAGGGTTACGCTCAGTATGGTGCTCCTATGATGCAGGGTATGATGCAGGGCTTTAGTCCTACTGGCATTGCGTCTAACGCTATGGGTATGAACCAAAGCCTTGGTCCACAGTACATTAACCCACAAGACCAGATGGCTCAGAACATTAACTCTAGTAACTATAATGCTGAACTACAGGCTAGAACTGCAACAGCATCTAACAACGCATCTATGATTGGCGGTTTTATGAGTGGTGTTGGAAATTCTTTAAGCGGTGGATTTGCTAAAGGAGGAAAATGGGGTCAAACCTAAATAAATTATGCCTAGTCCATTTTCAAAGTATACTAGCGAACAAGTTCCGCAGGTAAATATTTTACCCTCACACGCACAAGGTGCAGAGGCTCTAAGAAAAGGTCTGTCTGACCTTGGTGGTGGCATTGGTAATGCTGTTGGTGCATACAGGCAAGCCCAGAGCGAACACAACACGCTTTCTGCTATAGCGTACCAAAATCTTTCAAAGTATCTTGTACAGGAAGAAAAGCCAAATGACGACAATGGTGACTCTGGGCAACTGGATTATGTAATTAAGCCTACAACTCCTGCACATAGTAACGAACTGCTTAAGAAGGTTTTTAAACTTGGTGGTGGTAATATGCAAGACCCAGAGACAACTGCGTCTTCTGGTCTGGCTCGTATTAGTACTGAAGACCTAAAGGCGTGGGCAATGAATGAAGATGTGTTCAAGAAAGAAGAACAACAGACCATTGCTAATACTAATGAAGGAAGAAGAATTAAAGTTGCAGAAGATAATAATGCTTTAGCAGTAAGGCAATTTAACGCATCTGAACTAGAAAAGAAAGAGATGCGAGATAAGTTGGCTCTCTCTCAAAGAGTGTCTGAAACTCCTCTGGATATTAGCGAAACAACGGCAACTATTACAGGAAATGGAGCGGTTCAAGAACTTGATGTAGGCAACATTTTTAATGCAGACGGAACATTGGCAGTAGGAAATGCATTTATTGACCAAGCACTACAGGCTACTGGTATTAAGAAGTCAGACTTGCTTACAGCAGAACAGAAAGCAGAAGTTACGGCAAGAGAAGGCGATTACCCAAGATACGCTGTTGCTAATCATTTTGCAGGTAACCCTAAGGTTCCTTTTAACCCAAGCCTAGAACTTAAGCAAAACCTAGAAATTGACGCTCAAGCAACTAGGAAGTTTATTAAGTCCGCATTTTCTGAAGCCCTTGGGCAGGGTGTTATTACGCAAGAAAATTACGACAAACTTATTCCAAAGGGTGCTGATGACCCATTTCCTAACATTAATATGGCGTATAAGGTTGCAACAGAAATGCTTGCTCCGAGTAAAGAAAAGCAAACTGAAACGCACAAAAAGTTCTTTCAAAAAACAAGTACTGATTACGGATTTAGCCTTTTGCCTAAAGGCGTTGAGTTTAAGAAAGGCTATATTGAGATTACTGGAAAAGAAAAGTACACACCTACTGAAAAAACTACAGTTACAATATCTCCTCTATTGCAAGAGCGAGCAAGGTACGAAAAAGTAAGAGCAGAACTTGCAAAGAATAAGCAAACGATGCCGTTCTCTTTCCAAACTCATTTGCTGTTAAACGGAAACGGAATGATGCCTGTTCATACAAACCCAGTTACAGGTCAGCAATTTGTTAGCCTTGATGGTAAAACAATGACTCCCGCTAATGCAATGGGCGTTCAGACTCCTGCTGAAATCAAAACCGAATTTGATTTGAAGATGCGGGGTGCTAACAACCTTCTTGCAAATTATGCAAAGGGAGTTCGATTTGGTGAAAAGGGAGCAGGATTCACTATTTCCGTTCCTGCTGGTACAAAGGCAACAGACCTTATGAGTGCTGACCCTCTTGATGCATTGAAGAACTTCCAAGAAGGCATTCCTGTAGTCGTAGACATTAACAGAATTGGCAATGAAATGGTAAAGATGATTAAAGAAACCCCAACTGGGTTTAAGTTTATGCCTAAGTACCAGAGTGAATACGGCAACCTTTCCCTACAGGCTCAAACATACAGAAAGTTCTTTATTGCGAGCGGACAGGAGACCGACAAGGACAATGCAAGACTTACTGCAATGGTTACAGACGCTTCGTTTATGTCTAATGTTCTTCCAGAAACAATGATTAAGATTGTTAATGCTATGAAGAGAGTTGTTGCTTTGAAGGTTCTTGGTGGCGGGGCTGGTATTGGTCTTAAGATTAAAATGGATGAACAGATAGATGAAAAGGCACACGCTGAAGAAATCAAAGAACTGATGAAAATCGCAGATAAGGCTGGCATTCCTACATTTGAAGAACTAAAAAAGCGTGAGATGGAACCCAAGAAATCCAAATAATGGAACCCCAAAATTATAACTATTCCTCTCCAGAAGAACTTGAAAGACTGTCTCAACAGTATGGTCTTATCATTCCTCCAAAACCTGTAGTAGAAGACCCAGAGACTCCTACGGAAGACGCTCTAGAGCCACCCCAGACCGAAATGGATGGAGAGGCTGTTGCTGGAATGATTGCCAGATTTACAACCACAGGTGCTAGACCTAACTTCAAGGAGGCTCTATTGTATAGGGATTTTATGGCAAAGAGGGAGGTGGATATGTTTAGCACGGTTGGACAGGCAATGGCACAAACCGCCTCAGATTTAGGCGAAGGTGCATATGAACTCCTTGGAGATGCGGTAACGCTAAAAGTCCCAAAGATTGCTGGCTCACTTGTTGAGGGAGCAATTATGGGAACTGCTAATTGGTACTATATGTACAAGGAAGGTCAGTTCAATGAAGACAGTTTCATCCATAAGATGCTGTATAAATCCAGCAAGAGCGATGAAGAGTATTATTCGAATCTAATGTCTATGTTGGATTTGAGACAAGAAATTGAAGGCAGAACTCAGAATGGGTATTTCTTGCCAAAGGAAGTTGAGGTTGCTGGTGTTAAATTTGACCTGTGGAATCCTGCTGTTGTTATGGCTGTCAGTTATGTTGCAGACCCATCTTGGGTTGCTCCTAACTTTGGCATTGAATCTGCCCTTGTTAAGGGAGCCAGCAGAGCAAACAACATTCTGGCTCTAAACGCTCAGTTGGCTAATGTAACTCATTGGTCTTTGAACAGCATTGAGGGCGTTGCCAAGGGTGCAGGTGCTAAGGCTGGAAGAGTTGCGGCTGGTATTGTAAAAGTAGAAGAAGAGTTGCTTGAAAATCTTCACACAATGTTTGGCATTAGGGCTTTCGTTGGAGACACAGGTAAGATTGTTGCCAAGGAAGACCTTACTAGAGGTGCTATGACTGCTTCTGGATTTAACCAAGTTAAGATTCCTGCTTGGGATACAACTTCCCTTGTTTGGGGTGGTATGAAATTGCTACAGGCTGGTGCAGAAACGGTAGAACTAGGTGCTAAACTTTCTAAAGAAGCCCCGAAGTTCCAAGGTATGAGATTGTCTGAGAGAATGGCGATGGAGTCTTCCAACCCTATGGTGTCGGCTATGGCTGGCACTTGGGCTAAGACAGGGTCTCCGTTCCTTGAATGGAGCACTAACTCGGTAAAGACAACGCTTCACGCTGGTATGTATGGCGGTGCGTTTGGTTTTACCTTTGGTGGCGAAGAGGGATTCTATAACGGCATTGGTTCTGGATTTGTACTTGGCGGTGCGTTCCACCAGATTGGTGCGTTCCACAACACGGTTTCTGGTGGTGGTGGTCCAAGTGCTGTAGTAAAAGAGTTTCTTTGGGCTACCCAACACTACGACCTAGCCAATCAGCAGGGCTTGCATAGGTTGTTTACCAACATTGAAAGAGACTATGCTGACAACAAGGGCGGTGCGGAGAGAGCAAAACTTGAAGTTATGTCTGACATTGCCTCTTCAGAGCGTCTGGCAAGAGATACCCGCAGACTCATTCTGACAGAAGACGAAATTAAACGCAGAATGACAGATGTTGAGTGGGCTGAATACGAACAGTTTATGTTGAAAAACGCAGACAAGTGGGGCGGTGTTGCGTTTAGACAAAAGATGAACGGAGAAAAGGTTACTATCATTAACGCTGACAGGGCTGTTAAATCCGCAGTAAAGGAAGAACTTTTCCACACGCTTATGCTAGATGAAAGATACCGTGAGGTATTCCATCAAGATGCAATGGAAGCATTAATTGGAACTTCCGACCATAAGGGTGCGTTGCTTAGAATGCCTAAGGAAAAGGCTGTAGCACTTCTTGAACAATTTAAAGAATCCTACCTTGGTCTTGAAAATGCCAATGGTACAATGACAAACGAACAGGGTCATTCTGACAAAGTTCGTGCTCATTGGGATGAAGTAATTCAAAACTTTAAGCAAGGCACGGAAACTACTGGAAAGTTGCACAGTCTTTTTGAAGAGTTCCTTGCTTCATATTGGAACAGATTTATTGAAGATAAGCCTATTGATTATCTGCTTAAGGGTGGAGACCTTGGTGTTATTAGAAACGCCATTCAACTAGCCAAGGATTCGTATCAGAACACAATGCACTCAGACCTAACACAGGCTGGTGCTAGATTTAATTTCGGTACAAACATTGACCATTTCTTCCTTGACCAAAAGACAGGTCAAAGAGTTCGCATTCCTAAACTTGAAAAGTTGATGCAACACTTTGTTCAAAGGGCTTCAAGAGATATGTACCAAGGCTGGAAGGTTAACCCCAGAAAATCAAAGGGTATTGAAATAGGCGTAGCCAGTCAGTTGGAACATCTTTGGACAACTAACGCTGACGGAACATCAGTCAGAATAGCAGAAAGTGTTCTTCAGAAAGAATCTGCCGTTGCTATGCAGGGCGTGATGAGGGGCTTGATGGAACTTGATATCAAAGACAGAGGGCTTGAAATTTCTGTTATTGGAAAGAACGCTGGCGGTCAAGAGGTAGAAGTTGGTCGTTATTCTAAGCCAAAGAAAGAGAAGAAGAACAATAAACCTGCTGACGGAGGCAAGCCAAAGTTCAATCGTCTTCCTAACAGGGATGACCTAAGAGCACATTGGCGTACTCCTAAGCGTGAAATGGGTCTAGATGAAGATGTTGGTTCCGCAATTCCAGAAGCAGAATCTGTTGCTGGAGATGATGTGAGTGGTGCTGGTCAATGGTCTGTAGATAAGCGAAGAAAGTTCTGGGAAAGCGTATGGGAGGGTAACCCTCGTGTTAGACTTACAGGCAAGGCAACAACCGCAGAACTTAAAATCCTTTCTGACTATCTTCCAGCCAACACGGTAGCAAGGTTTGCACAACTTAACACCATTATTGAAATGGCAAGAGAAGGTGTGTTTGGAAAGAATGTTTCTAACATTGCTAAAACTGAATACATTGCCAAAGAAAGAGAAGAAGCCGATGGCTCAAGAGTTTCTGGCAACAACGAAATTAGGCACACGAATTTCATTCCTGTTGAAATCAATCTTTACTTTGAAAGAACCAAGAAGATGGTTGATGGAGTATTTGAAACTGAAGTTGGTGGTGCTGAGATTCTAGTAAAGTCAGTTGACCACGATGCGTTGCTGACTCGTATTGATTACGCTTGGAATAACTGGAATGAAACAGGTATGAGTTGGAAGACGGTTAGAAAACTATTTGAAACCAAGTCTGCTCTTTATCAGTCGATTAAGGATATGCTAACTCACTACTCTAATAGTGAAACTGCTGAAGCGGGTGTTAGAATGTTTATGAAGAATGGTGCAGTTGGGGCAAGAGATGCTGGTCATATGCGGACTATTGTTAACGCTGTAATTGGGTTCCATCCTACAAAGGAAATGATTCGCACAGGAGAACACTCCAATCCAAGATGGAAACTTCAGAATAGCGGTTATGCCCTTGAGTCAAAAGCAGGTAAAATTGTTCTTCCAGATGTGGTGTTTGATATGAACATTAGACGAATGGGTTCAATCAAGGTAAGGGCTGGTGAAGGCTTTGGTGTGGATTGGAATTCTGCCTATGTCAGAAGCCAGTACAATCATAGCCCTGCAAAGTCCAAGCGAGACCACGAAGGCAATCCATTGTCTAGTTCTGAATTGTCTGCACTTGCTAACACCGTTTACAGAAACAAGGACGGAGAAATCCTTTCTGTATATACCCTAAACAAGCCACACTCTACCCATACTCCTATTAACGGCTCTTCCGTATACGATTATGTTAGCGAAGGTCTTGCCTCTAGATTTGGTGCAAGAGGCGGTGAGTACTACTCCCCGACTGGTTGGTTGCACTACACCCCAGATATGGGTCAAGCATCAATGGTGAGCAATGGTTCAATGAAGACAGGGTACATTGACACCCAGCGACACATTGACATTAGCGACATTCATTCTAACTCTCCTGTTGAGTCTGTTGTTGGAGTGCTTGTAGACAGAATTTCCAGTCTGTCTGGTGTTGATAAGAAGAGCATTCTTGCAGAATTGCTTACTATTGACACAGGTGAAGGAGTTACGATTGGAGAGTTGTTTAACTCTAAGACGGACATATTTGCAAAAGAAGGATTTGATTACGACCTTTGGCTGTTCACTCCAGAAACTGTAAAGTTTATGAAGAAACACGGAGTTCAGTCTATTGAATACCAGTACCATAATCCAGTTTCTGAAATCACAAGTTCCGCTGTAGGCTTGCTTGATAACAATCGTTTTATTGAAAATGTTTCAAGACGAAGTGAGGCTAACTACTTTGCGTTCAGTCCTGCAAAGAAGCCTAAGAATGGGACAAACAATCCTCCAAAGACTATCTCAGAAGTACTTGAACAGAAAATTAGAGGTCTATCTGATACGACTAAGATTAATGAGGCTTTCTTGAATTGGGTTGTTGGTGCTGATGGTGTTACTGTTATTGAAAATCCTAAGCGTATTACCGAAGAAGGATTAGACCTTCTTGTTCAAGAACAACTAGACAAGGTTGGAGAACTAACAGCCAAGCAAAATGCTGATAAATTCAACCCCCAGCAAAGACTGGAAATTGCAAAACAACTTAGAGAGTACACAATTAGTGCATTAAGAAAACAGTTGCCCCATCTTGTTTCTAATAAAATCCTAGGTGAGATTGCTGACATTGCACTCCTTGGAGTTAGCAAAAATGGAGTAGTTGAAAGTTCTATTAAGGGCAGGGCTTTTGGTAAAGATTACCATAAGAATGTACTCAAAGTAAGAGACACGGTTCTTGCTAGATTCAGAAAGGGTTTCCTTACAAAAGAAAAGATTGAACAGAGTGGCATTCCTATGCTGTCGCACATTGCAGAAATGAGCGAAAGAGATTACCAGATTTTTAAAGCAATCCCAGAATATCTTGAGGCTGTTAAGGCTGGCAAGACAGCGGAATGGCTTCAGTTGGAAGACAACCAGAGTGTTCTTAATGACCTATTTGGAAAGCACGGAGGAATCAAAAAGTTTTACAAGAAATTTGACGATGTTCAAAAGGACATATTCTTCCTTCTAGACCAGCAGTTGGCTAAACAGGTAGACAATGGTGACAAGGGTTCAATGAGCATCATTGATGAACAGGCAATGAGAGTTGCTTTTGCTGAAAAAACAAAGGCGTTTCTTTTTGAGACCATTCGCACAAGCACTATGGGTGCGAAGGAAAGAAGTCAGTTGCTTAAAACTAACAACATTTACAGAGACATTAAAGCAGAGGCTGAAGTTACTCGTGCATTGTTTAGACACCACTCTGACAACATTAAGGGTATGGTTACGGCAGAATTCCACGAGCGTGTAATGGATACTCTTATTGCTTCCGACATTCAGATAGATTTGAAGAAAGGAAAACTTAGCAAGGGTCGGACTTATGCTGAAATTGCAGATTTTGTTAGAGCAAATCTTTACGAACAAGCCAAAAAAGGAGAACTTACATTGGGTTCATATGAAGCGATTGCTGAAAGCGTAAGACTTTTCTACTCACTTGTTAACGAAGGAGGCGTTCTTGGCGAAGGCATTGTCATTGATACTGCAAAGGTAGTTAAGGAAAATCTTCTTAAAGCGTTGAAAGAACTAGAAGATGGTGGCTTTGAAGGAATTAATTGGACGCACGAAGGCGGTAGAAATAGCCGTTTTGTGGTTGCTGTGGGTAAGGGTGACGGACTTACCAATATTGATGCTATGAATCTTTGGCACTTTGAAGGCACTCACTTCAAGGTACTAGAAGAAGGTACTGGTCTAAACACTTCTGCCCTTACATTAAGAGATATTAGAACTGGTGAAGTCATCATTTCTTCTCCAATGATTAAGGAACAGGTTGGTGGTTTTGGTAAAACCGTAGAAAGTGCAGTTGTCAGACAGGAAAATATCAAAAGGTTTTTGAGAGAGGCTACCCATATGGTAAACAAAAGACAGCCAGCATTGGCTTTGTCTAGAAACTTTGGTGAAGTTAAAGGTCCAACTAAGAGTTACATTCTTTCTAAGTACCTACAAACAGTTGGCGGTGAAGAATCAAAGTCGTTCGTGCTTGGGAAGAGTACTTTTGATAACTTTGCCCTATACAAGCAGGGTGAATATTTTGTTGCCGTAAGAATTTCTGAAAATGACGCACCAATGTCTCATCATACTGATGAGGTTGAGTTTAGGGATTCTAAAATTCCTGCCTCTGAGCAGATTGCCAGCCTTGAAAAAGACTTGGCTAATGGCGTTGTTGCGAAGATGGTTACGAATGCTAAGGGTAAAAAGGTAGTTCAAAAGAAAACGGCAACTCTTGACGAACTGGTTAAACTGCGTGAAAAAATCACCAGACTTAAAGGTAAACAAACCACAGACAGAGGTGTTGTTCTACATCTAGATGGAGATGGTGGCGTTAATGTTGTTAGCACCGCATCTTCTATTATGGATATGAGCAAGGCTATTGCCGACCTAAAGAGAGGCACTATGCCAAGAAAGTCTTTTGAAAGTTACATCAAGGAAATTTATCGAGACCATCATTACAAGATTCAGCAACACAAAGAAAAGGAACAGAAAAGAATTGCTGGAGTTTTAGACAAAAAGACTGGTACTCTTTCTAAGATTAAGGAACTTCAAAAGCAACTTGAAGAAACACAAAGCGTAGTTCGTGAACTGTTTGAAAAGAAGTACAAAGAACTCAGAAAACAAAAGGATGCTTTTGGTAAAGAGGTGTACTCTGATGAAGATTACGAACCAGCACAGGTGTACAAAGAAGTTGCTCTTCAAGTCTCTAAGGACTTAAAGAACAGAAAACAAAATGTAACCAACGCACAGAACAAGGTCTATGCCCTTGAGGTGGCGTTAAATAAGTTAGGTGCATTCCCAGAACTAGACAAGTATTCTGATGCCCTACAACAGGCTTGGTTTGAGAGAGCGTCTTTCCTTGGGAAGGATGAGGACGGAAAGCCTTACGACACTCAAAACTGGCTAGACACAACTCTTCCTATGGCACAGGGAGAAACTCCTATGGCTTACGCCAAGAGATTGCGTGATGAATATCACAAACAACTAGCCGACCTTGGTGTTAAGGAAAAGTCTGCTCAAGACCTTGAGACTCTTTTAGACGCAGACAAAGATAATGTTGCTACAATCAAGGATAAACTTCGTTTCCTTGTAAGACAGTACGCAGAGGCTTCTGGCAAAAAGGTTACTAACAAGTGGATTGATGGTTTGTTTTCAATTCAAGAGGGAGACAAGACTGGTAACCCTTACAAAAAGGTTATCAACTTGAAAAGCCTTGAAGGATTTGTTGGTGCTAAGTCTATGGCTCCCAGATTTCTAGCAGACACAGAAGGAGTCGCTGGAAAGAAGCAGTCTTTTGTCACCCTTTCTGAGATGCAAACTGCATTCGTAGAGGGCATTCTTACTATTGAAGACAACTGGCGTGGTATGACTGCTGGTACACTAGAAAGAATCAACACTCTTATTGCTCGTGCAGAAAACCTACAGAGCAAGCCAGAGCCACGCCCTGTTCGTCCAGAAGGAATGTCTAACGCAGAGTGGCAACTAACAGAGTTGTATTATACTGAAAAGGAGGCTTCAAGAAGGCACGGATACACTATGGAACTTCCTAGTTTCACTAAGTGGGTTGAAATTAACCGTAATAAATTCCCTAAACTTGCAGAAGAAGTTGTTGGAAAGGCTGGCGAATCTGAGTTGAAGCCAAGAAGTGCTTCTTGGCGTGGACCAATTCAAGCACGACCAAAAGATATTAAGTTGCTTGTGCAAGAAGCCCTTAGAGACGCTAATAAGGAAAGGGGTCTTCTGTATGATGACTTGATTAGGGCTGGAATGGAAAGAGTAAGAAGCAATCCAGAGTTTGACCTAATTGAGGAACTTAATTTTGTGCAAAAAGACCACAGGTTTACTCAGCACGAACAGGCGTGGATGAAAGACCCTGTTCACAGAAAGAAGTTTCAAGAACTAAAAGACCAACATTCGCTTGATAAGCAAGAAGGTGCATTGACTCCTATTCAAGCAGACGAAAAGTTTATCAAAAACCTTAAGACTGAGATTTGGATGACCGAAATTGGTGCAGAAGGAAGAGACCTAGTTCAGACGCAAGTAAAGATTGAAAACCTTTATGCGGAGGTACAGAGACTTTACGCTCAAGTTGATGCTCTAGAATTTAAAGCACACGAACTGGAGTTGAAGGGAGCAACTGTTGGTGACATTGCTTCAATAAACGCACAAAAGAAACATCTAGAAAGCAGAATTTTTGACCTCAATAAAGAAATCAAACCTCTTGAAGCCAGAATAAACCAGACTCTTGATGTAACTAATTACAAGGATAAGGTTGAGCAGTTTAGACAAAACAACCCAGCACTTGAAAGATTGGTGCAACAGATGGATGAAGTTCAAGCAAGAATAGATGAACTAAATGTTCAAGCACAAGAAATCATTCCTCCTAAAGTTCCAGTTCCAGACCTAACCGCAACCAATGCGGTGGAAAGAAATACTATTATCAGAAATAATAGCAGGAGAGCAACGAGGGAGATGTATAAACAGATAGAGAAAATTAGAATAGAACAGGGGGTGTTGAAGCAAAAACTTGAGTCCCTTGATGCTAGAGCAGAGCCTCTTAGAAAATTGATTAAGTCCACAGGCATTGTTGAAACGCCAGAAGGATGGACATACCCACATCACGATGCAGGAAAACCTCCTGTTGATATCTCTCCTCAACAGATTGCTAAGTACACCAACCCAGAATACCAAAGGGTAATTGACGAAATCATTCAACGCAGAGTTAATATGGATGCCTATTTGATTCAGCGTGAAAGGTCTCTAATAGAGAAAAAAGCACACGCTGAAGAGCGAGCCAAGGGTTACAATGAGTTTGTTAAACGGTTTGAAGAACGAGCCAAGGCTCTTGGTTATAGTAGTGCTGGTCTTATTGTTACTCCTAACAACCCTAGAACACATCAACTTTACTTGGCGTTCCCCAAGGTGTCTTACGATTTGTATGGCTCAATGCACCCCCTTGACTGGAGTGGTAGTGAGTGGCAGATTGGTTTCACAAACCGTGGTGAAAAGACTCTTGCAGACCAATCTTCTCCTGTCCTAAAGGATATTGCTAGGGGTGAGAAAGATAGAAGACTGGCTACCTTGGCTGACTATATGTTCTTTGCCGAAGAAAAGGCTAAGTATCATATGGCTAACCCAGATTTGCCTATCTCTGCGGAAGATGCCCTTATCATTAAGATGCTGGTTCCTAATGATGTGTACACGATTCCTCCATCTAAGTTGGAGACTATTAATCAAAAGCATTGGTCGGAACTCCAACGGCTTAGGTCTGGCATCTTGGACAACCTTGACCTGCCAGCCAATAGAAAGGCTCTTGTTACTAGGTTTGTAGAGGATGCTTTAGACCTAGTGCTAGGAAGAAGGCAAGACCAAGTCAATGCATACATTCGCCTTGAAGGGATTACAGAGGCTCAATTCCAAGACAGGATTAAAGGAATGTCTCCAGAGGAAATTGGTAAACTTGTTCAGAAGAAGGAGTATATTGAACAGGCTTTTTACTGGCTACAGGATGCCAAGGATGTGAATGGGTTTATTTATCTGACAGAGGCTACCAAGTCATACGAAGCAGTTGACCCTAAGAACAAGGATTCGACTAAGCCTTTTAAGACAGAGAAAATGACCATTCAGTCTATTGCTGAAATGGAAGGGTTCCTTGCCCAGTTGCAGGAGTCTATGGATAGAAGAAACATCTCAAGTATGTTTGACCAAATGCCATATGCCAAGGTCTTGTATGAAAAGTTGCCATTGAATGAAAGAGTTAACTTGAATGCCAGCGTTGTTGAACGACTAGCGTTGGAAAACAATGCAGGTATGGCTCGTGCTCAAGGTCTTATTAATGCTGAGAATCAAGGAAGAACTCCTTGGTTCCCCGACCAAGGCACATTGGATTACACAGGACACGACAAAGATACTATCAGACTTGAACACGAGCGTATTGAAAAACTACTGCTTACAACAATGGCTGTTGAAACTTCAATTGCCAGATACAAGTCAGAGGTAACTAACTTTATTGCAACTAGGACTTTTGCTAAGGAACATCTTTTGTCCTTGGTTGATTCTGGAGTTCATTTTGGAAACCTTAACTGGGCTGATGGAGACATTGCTACCAAGGCAGACTCTCTTCGTTACTCTAATGATGGAAGATACATTATCAAAAGAGAACTACACGGCAAGCAGAAGGACGGCAAATCTGCTTTCAGATATAAACTGTACTTCAAGGGAGAGCAGTTTGTTGGGGTTGATGGTGCTAAACTTCTTGAGATTCCTACCTCTGAAATTGGTACATTCGGAGACATTACCCAAGCAAGAGTTATGGCTCACTTCATTGAAGATGATGTTGTCAAACTTCGCCACGCTCAGACTTTGATTACTGGTGGTCAGAATGATTTCAGCCCTGTTAAGGTGCTTGGTACAATCATTCCTTACTCTAAGGAAAACAAAGGATTTATCTTAGGCTCACTAGCCTCTGTCCCTGCTTTTGCTAAGGATGTAATTGAGGTCTATGAAAGGTCTGGCGGTAAGCCAGAACACTCTAGTACCCTTAAGAGAATTGCTGGTCAGATGCAGGACTTTGGTGAACTTGCTTACTTTAGGGTGAACCAGAACGGACAGGTTGTTGAAAAGACAAAGGTGATTACGCCTAGTATGGTAAGTAAACTGTCTGAGTTCTTTGACCTGTCCTACACAAAGGACGGACATATGCTTTACACAAGTAAGGACAGACCTGTCACCCCAACAGTAGACCCGAACTCTCCGTCTGTTGCAAACCCGCCACCCACAAGTGCTGGAGACCAGCCTGTCCTGCCTAAGCCTACGCCAGACGAACAGAAACTTGCAGACATTACCAACTTTGAAGCCATTGAGAATGTGCAGGTTGAGGGTCAGAACTATCAGAACTGGCAAATCATCCGAAACAAACTTGGCTATCAGATTATCCGAACAAAGGAAAATGGTAACCAGATGTTCAAGTTGTTTAACTCAGCCTCTGCTTACATTGGCAACTATCATCACGAGCAGGATGCTGTGGATGAAATTTTCGCAAAAGAGTTTGCCCAGAAAGGGTTAAAATATGTCCGATAATCAATCAATGGAGGCTGTCCTTGAGGACTTCAAGAAGGGTGGCTGGATTATGGCTATCCTTGGAGGGCTTGGGATGCTTGCTAGGCTCATTTTAACTAACGAGGAGTACCACATAGCCATCTGGACAAGAAAAGTCATTGCAGGTGGCATTGTGGGTATTATCAGTTACTTTGCCCTATATGGGGTCTCCATTGACCCGATGTACAAGTCTGTATTGTGCTCTATTTCTGGCTCTATTGCACCCGAACTATTTGAGTATGTGCGGAGAAAATTTATACAAAAAGCGAAATAACTACTATGGCTAATTTAGAATTCGACCCAACAAAACAGGCAATTTTTGATGTTTATGATACAATCGAAAATGACCGAATTTCTTTAAGAGAAGCACTTAGACCATCAAGATGGGCTGATGTTGTTTCGCCAGACAAAATAGAAAGATGGGGAAACATTGGAACTGACTTTCGTTATCCAGACAGCACCTATCTGACAAGAGATGGTGATGTTGGTAGTATGCGTGGATACAATTCTGATAATCCAATAATTGGAAACGCAAAAAATGTACCAATTTTGTATGAAGCCTCTGCACATCCGTCTGCACTTCCAATCAAAGCATATGAACAGGTTTACAGAGAGTTAGGACCAGAAGGAATTGCACATAAAGCATCTGGTGCTCCTCCTATGAGAGAAGGTCCATATGGTCGTGTTGTAAGACCTACAGGCACTAATGGCATTCAAGTAGTAAACTCAAAACAAGACCCAGCCTATTACAAGGCGTTAAGACAACAGCAACTTAATATCCAAAGATATTACGAAATGGAGTTTGATAGGATGCGTGGTTTAAAAGACACAAGGCTTACTGCTGGCATTTCAGAACAAATGGACAGAGAAATGTTAAGGCAATCATTAAAACCAGAATATCTTGGCGTAAATCCACCAGATTACATTGACGAAGCATATGATTGGGCAAGAAACGCAAAGATGCGTGGTCGTTGGCTTGATATGCAACACGCAGATGTAAGTGCTCAGTACGACAGACAGTTGCTTCTTCAAGCAATGATGAAAACTGGAAGACTTGATAACACATTAATTCCAGAACTTCACAATAATGTTCTAGAAGCCATCAAGGGTGGCAATGGGCAAGAAGGATTTTTCTATTCTCCTCGTGGAAGAATGGCTGTTCCTTCTGAATATGATTTTACAGTAGAAGGAGATACTCCAGACCATCCATTTTCAAAAGTATCTAAGATATATCCAGATATGGCTTCAGTTCCTTTTGGTCAAGATGGGTTGTTTGACGCATTTAATGCGATGTATACTTACAATCAGCAAGTTAATAAGGAAAGACTTTTGGGATTAAGACCTCCTGTGGCAAAAGAATTTGGAAGAGTTCACAAGGGAGGTCACGCAGGTTTTGTCGGAACAGACCTTCTGACAGCACCATACAAGCCGTTTATTAGCGTTGCCAAGGGGCTTGCTGAAGAAGACCAGTTCCTATCGACAATGCAAAGAGGATTTAGCAATCCAGATACAGCAAGAAATTTCGCTAGGAACTATATTCAAAACCCAGCGACAAGAAGTATGGTTAACGCTGAACTTGGAGCAAGTGCTCTGCGGTTTGCAGGTAAAGCGGGTGTTGCTGGGGCTGTTGCAATGACTCCTTTTGATGCTCTTGATAGAAGAGACAGAAACTTTACTGACTTTTATGAAAGAACAGGAAGAGACCCTTCGCTTGAAGAAAATATGATGCTAAGAGTTAAGTCTGGTTTAGAACCAGCACTAAGTGCTTTAACACTTGGTGCTTATGACGCTATTGCGGATACTCCTACATACAGAGCATACCTTGACCAAGAACAAAAAGACCGTGCTGAAGCCCTTTACAGACAGCAAGGAATTGATTTCCCTATGATTGGTGGTTATCGGACTGAAAGAACCACAAGATAGTTATGCAAACTAAATGGCTTAAAATTTCTACAAAAACAAAATAAACTAATAAACTAATACTACTATGCCTATACCTGACGAATATAATTTTTACTTACCCCCCGATACTTCAATGAGTCTGACTCCAGAACAAATTAAAGCATTTAGACAGTACGACAACGAGGTGGCAATAGCAAAAGGAAAAGCAATAATTGAAAGACAAGTTGACCTTAATGCTCGTAGGGCGTTTCTACAAAAACAAGCAGGGCTTAGATTTGATGCACGAGGAGGACTTCACGGTGACCATACTGACTTTACTCCAAACAATCCAAATTCAAGAACATTTGGAAAATACGCAGGTCTTGGTGGAATTGCGGTTGGCGGTGGTCTTACTGCTATTGATGCAGTTAACAGAAGAAACGAAAACTTTACCGATTTTTACAACAGAGAAAAAAGAGACCCTTCAACTCTTGAAGATTACGGTTTGAGAATTAAGTCTGGTTTAGAACCAGCATTAAATATGGCTACATTTGGTATGTACGATTACTTTGGAGACACTCCTACATACAGGGCTGGTCTTGATTACGATGCGAAAATGAGAGGTTGGAGAAATGAAAACATTCAAGAACCTATTGATTATCCTATGCGTGGAGGATACCGAACTGAAAGAACCACAAAATAGTTATGCAAACTAAATGGCTTAAAAGTTTACAAATGGGGGTGTTTCTATGCCTCTTTGTAACCTTTATTTTAACAGGGTGTTCAACCGTAGAACCTACCCAGCCTGTCATAATTTCTAACAATAATGAAAAAGACTCGTACATCAAGAAGGTCGAAGAAATCGTCTCTGAGTCTGCTTCTGCTCTCGTTGCTGTCACTCCTGCCCTCCCTGCTGGAATCCCTAGAGAAATTATTGAAGGGCAAATCCAAAGACTGAGCGGGTTGAGCAAGCCGTCAGTTGTTAAGGTTGCTGAGTTTCAGCGTATCATTAAGGAGAAGGACGAGAAGGCTGTAGTCAAAGACCGTGCTGAAGCCGTCAAGGTCGATGCAGAAACAACGGAACTGTGGGCAAAAGTAGAGGCACAAAACAAGAAACTATCCGAAGCCAATGCGTTAAAACTGCAAGCAGAACTAAAAGCGAAAGAAGAAACCAAGACCAGAGTAGTGTACCAAGCGAGTTCGGCTTGTTTAGGGTTATTGATATTCGGAATTCTGGTAACTGCATTTAGTTCGTGGAAGATTTCTGGTCTTACGATTGTCGCTTTGGCTTCTGGTGGCATTGGAGCGGTCTGGTGGTTCCTATCTTGACAGACCAACCTATTAGAGCAAAGTTAAGTTGCTTGAATAAGTTCGTGCGGTGGTTTGTTTGTCGTTGTTGGCGTTGCGTTCCATTTGGGGCTTATTGAGAAACGGTGCTACCACCTTCGCACGAAAGGTGGCTAGTGCCTATTCGTACTCGTCTTCGTCTACAGTCTCATCTCGGTGGATGACAGGCTTTGGCTCTGGTAGCCTATTCATACCCTTGTCAATGTTGTAATCCACAATCATACAGGCTTGGCTTCGGCTCAGACCGTCTTTGACGATGAAGCACTCAACGATGGTCTCATAGTCATACAGAACGCCTCCTGTAAGGGCATCCAGCCCTAGGATGGCTTGGTCTAGCCACTCCCTAGGTTCAAGGAAGATGCCCACAGGATAGTCCCTGTCGTTATCCTTTAATTCCGCTTTTGAAAGCCTTCTCGGTTTTGGCATCTTTGAATTTGTAGAGGTAAATCTTACGGATGGAAATAGGACTAGTTTTTACTCTTTTTTGAACGAACAGCACATTTCCGTTTCTTAGTTCTACGACTAATTTCATCTGCAAGTTTCTTAGAGGAATAGAATACTTCTTCGCTAAATTTACGGATGATAAGTACCCCTTCGGAATAGGTTCTGCTGTCACCTTTCTGTATTGCCCCCTGTTGTTGATTTCGTTCAAAAACTGACTGGTAGTTATCTTCATTTTCTTTCGTGGCTGAAGATGAATTGTTTTCCGACTCGGTGGGCTTGCCAAACTTTCCAGTCGTTACCCTGTACGAATCCGTACAGCCAGCCAGTACCCCACTTAGAAGTAGCCAATCGGTTCTTCGCATAGAGCATCTCACGCTTTTTGCATAAGCACCCTCCCGAAAAACCAACAGTACCACGATATCTTCGTGCATTGGTTTGTTGGATGCTATGGATGTGTCCCATAAGTACTGCTCCTGTTTCCAGTCCGTAATGGATTGCGTGTTCTTCAACTGCTTTGACCCCGCAAGTGTATCCGTGTACTGTTCGTACTTTTCCCAAGGTGTGGACACCCTCTTCAGCGTGATAGGGGTAGATTTTCTTACACCCACCCACTTTAAGGGTAGTTCGAATAGAGGCATCCATTTCTTCACAATAGTCTTTAGCCATTGCGTTGTGCGATGAGTGAATGATTTGGTCGAGTCGGTCTTCGTGGTTTCCATAATGAAATACAGTAGGGCTGGTATGCTGGATAAAATGCTTTCCCCATTTAAGGTCATCCTCAAGGGATTCACCTTCCTCTTTCATACTGCGACCAGACCTAATACTGCGAAAATCAAAACAATCTCCTAGGTGAATACGCTCCTCTGGAGCATACGATTTAATGAACTTGAACAGGGCAGACGAGGCATCCTCGTCCACCATATCTCCGTGATTGTCCCCAAATGCTACGAATTTGATGTATTTACTCACGAGTGTTTGGCATCTCCATTTTCTTTGAGCGTAGGAATAACAGAAGGTTCTCTGCGTCCTTGACTGTCAAGTAGATGAACTTCGCTCCGCTTCTCTTCGCACCAGACAGCAGGAAGGATAAACGGTTGTCCGCTGGCTGTACGGATTTCTTTGACGGAGTTGGCATTGTGGAGGATTTGGATAAGTTCTTCAACGCTAAGACCAAGGAGGAGGGCAGACGCTTTGAGACCATTTTGGTTATTGTGATTCATATTTATTGAGAGGCTTGGCAAACAGGGTTTCCCACATAGCCTTAGCAGACGCAAAGTATTGTTTGGTCTTGCTGAACTCTGCTGGAGTTTGCTTTTTGTTTTCTAGGTGACCGCCTCCGTGAGCAGGGCGTTTCCAAGTGCGTTTCTTTTTCATAGGATGCCTCTGGCACGATTGAGTGCAGGGTAATCAAGGTCGGTATTAACCTTACGCTTCAAGGCTCCATTAACGCCCATACAGTAGCACATATAGACACGCATAGGAGTAGGCTTGATATTGTTCTTCTGAAGGGTCTGTACAATCCATTCGCAATGCCATTGGGCTACCTGCCGTGCGATTGGGTAATTGAATGCGTTGGACTTGTTGTACTCCCAGTTGGCAAAATTACGCTTACAAGCGTCTTCCCAAGCGGAGCGATGCAGTTGATAGGCTCCAAGAGATTTTCCCTTATCTGAAATAGAGGTGCATCTGTTGTCAGATTCGATGATGGCTAATTTATCCAAAAAGCCATCCGTGATTTCCATCGCCTGTGCATTGAGACACAGGAGAAGTAGTGCGTATTTCATTGGTGAAAAATGTCCCTGCTAGGAATCGAACCTAGATAATTCGCTTAGAAGGCGAATGTTCTATCCATTGAACTACAGGGACAGATGGGTTAGAACGGAACCTCGTCAGTAGATTCGGGTTCGGAGTCTCCACCGTTCTGCTTCAAAGCCCAGAGAGCCTGTGCAGACTTCTTGAGGGACTGGTCTTTAGCACCCACCTTGCCAGTCTTCTCCCACGGCTTAGGCTCCCACTTGTTAGCCCAGTAGTCCAAATCCTTGTCAGCCAGAGCGGACAGGGCAGTACCCTTGTTGTTACCGAACGGAACAGTCAGTTCAAAATCAATACCAACGCTACCAGTATGAGGGGCAACAAATGTGGCGATAGGAGCAGACTTCTTTGCAGGAGCGGAGGCAGTCTTGATTACACGGTCTACTTCTGCGTCATCATCAGCCGTAGCCAGACCTCCAATAGAAGCCAAGCAATAGCGTCTAAGATAAGTTAGGATTGCACCAGCCTGTTGACCAGTAGCCTGTTCACCGACAGGAACAACGCACGAGGATTCGATGCTCGTGCCATTCTTGTGGGCGATGATGGTCTTGATACCAATACCATTGTCGTGGTACTCAGAGGTAGGCAGTTGAATCACCGTAAGACCGTGCTTGTGGAACAGGGGCTTAAGATAAGACAAATGAGCCGATAGGCTCGCAAATTTATTCTTAAAATGCGGATTGAAGTCATCCGCAACTATGTCCTTCGTCTCAGCGTGTACATTTCCGATGGCGATGTACAGTTCAGCCAGATTAGGCTTGGGGAGAGTATCGTCTTGCATATCGATGCGTGTCCAGAGTTGGTTACTTGCTCTTGACCACGATTTCATTTACGGTGCGAGCGTTGTTCGCATTGATGCGGACAGCCTTGCCTTGGTCGTTGATGAACGAATAGTACAGGTAGTGCTTAACCTTCACAGGCTTCAGCAGACGAGCCATACGACCATCGGGAAGCACGACATACTTGGTGGCATTGTTGACCCCGATGAGTTCGGGAGTCGCATTGTTGGTGGGTTGGTTTTCCATAGGGGGAATTTATTGGGTAACGGATGCTCCGTAGATTTTAAAATAGTCTTTCAGTCTTCGGATAATGGCTGTGCCAGTTTCTCCGTTATTGAATCTATCAGAAAGTCCGCTTCCGTTATAGTTAGTTGTTATAATTGTAGGGCGTTTATTTGAGGTACGCTCGTCAATGATTGAGAACAAATCAGTCTCCATACGCTGGGTCAAGCGTTCTTTACCTAAATCGTCAATGACCAGCAGAGAGCAAGAAGTCAGACGCTCGATAACATCTCCGTGAGTCTGATTGGCAAAGCCGTGCTCAATCTTCTGCTCCAGTTTCCGCATCGTGAGGAACTCAGAGTACTTGGGGTAGTGGTGAAGCCATCCCTTGTTGAACATAGCCCAAGCACAGCGGGTCTTCCCTGTCCCTGTGACACCGTGGAGCAGTACGCTTTGGTCTGGGGTATACTCCTCCAGAGCCTGTTGCATCTGGGGAGCGAGTTTACTGACCACGGTGTCTTGGAAAGCACTAGGAGTGTTCGGGTGCATCGACTTGAAAGCCCAGTCGTGCTTATCGAACACCCCTCTGTAGGAGTAAGGGTAATCGTGATACTCTGCCGTGCCAAAGCAATCTAGGCACACGGACACATTAGTCTTAAACTTCACAGCACGGCTATCCCATACAGGAGTAGCAGGTGCTTTGCAATGAATGCACTTAGAAGCCATTGGAGTGGTCGTTGTTGGTTAAGGTTTTGGCTTTGGAGCCGTTACTATTTACGACAAAAAGACCCTGCCAGCCAAAGGCAATGCTTTTGTTTATGGAATCTACAGCCTGTGTCTCGTTAGCCCAAGACCCCAGTAACTTCAACTGCTCCGTCTTGGTCATAGGGGTCAAAGGCTTCTTGGTCTGCTTGCGGTACATCTCCCACTTTGTCCAAGCCTCCTTGAAAGACTCTCCGTAGGGCAATACCTCTGTATTGATATACTCTATCTTATCTTCTTTTCTATATGTAGGAAGTCTACTTCCCCCCCTGCGGGAAATAGGTTTCCCCCTCCCTAGGAAATCTATAGCACCCACCAACGCTTGCTTCTCCACAGTCCGTAGGATGCGTCTGCCGTTCAGTTCGATGCGGACTACCAACTGGTGGTCGATAAGGGCTTTGAGGACATTCTTGACCTGTCTGTCGCTGAGTTGCAAGGTTGTTGCAAGGTAGCCGTTGGAGGCGAAACAGCCCTCCTCGTTATCGAGGGCGTTTACGATTCCGTATACCACCTTCTCGGTGATGGTAAGGGTTTCCAACTGGAAGACCTCTACAGGAATCCAGACACCAGTAAATGATGGCTTGCTCACGAGTAGGTGGCTTGAGAGAGAGCAGGAAGCGTCTTGCAGGGAGCGTAACCGTCCCACTCGTTGATGGTGTCGCAAATCATATAGCGAGCCAAGTCACGAGTCACACAGTTCTTCCAAGCGGTCAGTTCCTCATCAGAGACAGTATACAGAACAGCACCACTAGGCTCCGTAGTCTCCACAGCGATGAACTGGAACGAGAAGGGCTTGCCCCACATCATCTCAGCCATAAGGCAGTAGAAGCCAGCCTGTACCCAGTACAGCCTGTCCTGCACATCATATCGGAACTTCAGAGCGTCTTGGCACGACTTGATATCCGTGATAACACCACGCTCAACATCAACAATGTCGAGTTTAGCCTTACAGTCGATTTTGAACAGGCTACCAAGTACGACCACCTCCTTGCGGATTCCAGAACTGAACTTGTCAGCGTTAGCCTTCATACAGGCAACGACTGCCTTACAGCAACGCTCCACGACTTCTTGGCTGTCAGCCTTGAGGATAGTCTTGCCGACATTCTTCTCTTCAAATTCAGCCTTCAGAATCTTTCCTTCCTTAGTGCGACCATCAATGTCTGGCAGGTAAGCAATGGTGGCGAGATACTCTTGAGGCTCAAGGATAGCCGTGTGGATAGCAGTACCGACACGCATAGCCTCGGTGGTCTCGATATCCTTCTGGTGCTTGAAGTGGAACGGTGAGCGGACGAAAGCCTTAAAGCGGGAAGCGTTAAGACCTACAAGAGAGCGGTACTCGCTCTCCGACATTTTACTGGCTACTGGGTTGTTGGGCATTTTGTTGGTTTTGGTTTTGGGTTATCGTACAGAGCACAGCGGGTTGCTGAGACCAATACTTACGGACAGTTAGGCTCCAGACTTGGCTATCGTCAAGCCAGTATCCCAACTTTGTAAATTCATCCAGAATGACCTTGACTACATTGTCGCAGTCTGGTTTGGTGGTTTTTACAAGCGTTTTACACTTGTTAATCTTTGGTAAAAGGTACTTTGGGGGCGTATAATACAGGCTGATTTCGACCTCGACAGCCCCCTCAATAGGCACAGCAGGTACATACCGCTTGGCGTGTAGGCTAAAAGCGGATACCCAGCCTACTACCTTGGAGTTTTTCATCTTTCCTACAAACATCTGCCCAGTTTTTGACTTCAAAATCCTCAAGGCGGCTTGATGGGTGCTAGTTGGAGGTTCTAAGTTGCAAGCAATGAAAATATGTGTCATTTTAGTATTATGGAAAGCGAATCGCCCTATGAAAGAGTCAAAACCGACAAGAAGTCTACGACCCTTGAAAAGTTAGACCCAAAGAAGAAAGAGGAAATTGTTTGGATGACTCAAGAGGGTCACACGCAACGAGAAATCGAAGAAAAGGTGGAAGTGTCTGGTCATACTGTCGTGGCTGTTAGGCAGGATATGGGTGATAAAGATATTGACCTAGGTACATACAAGAAGGGCGTTAGCAGTCTGTTCAAGTCTATTATTATGAAGGGGGCTATTCGCCTAGATACAGAAATTGACAAACTTCCTATCAGCCAGATGCCCCTAGCCCTCGCTATCCTTATCGATAAGGTTCAGACCCTTAACGACCAGCCTGTAGTGGTTACTGAACACAGACTCAAAATCTCCCACGATGCCATTAATAAAATGCTTTCTGGAGAAATCGTTGATATTTCCTCGGAAAAAATTTAAGCAAAAAAACCTTCCGCATAAGGTTCCAATTGGAGCAAGCGATTAAGGGATGGCTGGTGTCTGTGGTCGGACTCGTTGCCAATTTTATTTTTATGCTCCCAGCATCAGTCATACTACCAATGACCCAAGCGGTGTCGGGTAAGACGAGGCGATGACCACTCCACTACGGAGTGGTGTTGCTACACCCTGCGGATGTTTAACCAAAATAAAAAACATTTGCAGGGAAGTCTTATTCTGAATCGTAAGGTAATAAAACTATGAGCGACAACCTCATTGTTCAGTTCAAGACCGCAGTCACGGTGACTGTGTTCGAATCGGTGGTCTACTCGCACAACGCCCCCAGCGTTTACGAGAACGCCTACGAAGGTAACGCCAAGTTCCTTCAAGCGTTCGCCAAGGTGAGCAAAGAAGGCTATCGTTCCTTCTTCACCATCTGGCTGACCACGAAGAGCGAAGCGACTGGCAACACCTACCGACAGAAACTCTCCGTCTACGACTTCATCAAGTTTGTGGCGTTTGAGTTGCAGTCGGGAGTTCTGGAATCGTTCAGCCAGTCGATGTTCAAGCACGACAAGGGCTTCGAAAACGATGCCAGCGATATCGTGGCTGACAACACGAAGGAAGTGTATGCCTCCTTCGAGGCTGGCACTCATTACTGGAAAGTGATGATGGCTGAACAGCAGGACAAGGTTATGAAGCGTGGTGAAGTTGCATCCACGGTTGCTGAACCGTTCGACACGGAAGTGTCGGAGAATAAGTAATCGCTGACGAGTGTGAGTGCAGTCCGACCCTGCACTTGCATTTCTCTGTCTTATCAAACTCCTACAAACACTCCTATGAAGTTATTCAACTTCGACAACGCAAAGACTCGCAAGGGCGAGCAACTCGGATACTCCACCGCAATACTTTATCTGCTTCCGTCAGATACGAGTGGAATCATCGACACCTGCACTCACGCTACTGCACATTGCAAAGCGTTGTGTCTCGCAACCGCAGGTATGGCTGGCATCTTCCCGAACATCATCGCATCACGCAAAAAGAAAACTGCGTGGCTGGCGAAGAACCCAGAAACTTTCTGGGCGAAGATTGACCGTGAAGTTCTTAACCACGAGAACCTCTGCTATCGCAACACGAAACGATTGAAGCGTAAGTTGAAACCGTGTGTCCGTATCAACGGAACATCTGATATCTGGAATACGGATATGCAAACGATTATGTATCGTTATCCAGATGTGCAGTTCTACGACTACACAAAAGATTTCGAACGCATCGTTGATTGGCATATGGATAAGATGCCGATGAACTACCATCTCACATTCTCGCATTCGGAAACGAATCTTGAATCGAGCAAGTGGTGTCTCGCTAACGGAATTAATGTCGCTGTCGTTTTCGAAGATGGCAATCTGCCATCGTCTTGGAATGGTTACGAAGTAATCAATGGCGATAAGAGTGACCTGCGATTCCTTGATGCGAAAGTTCCGTATCCTAACCACCTGTATGTTTGTCACGGAGTTGTTATCGGTCTCCGTGCCAAAGGCAAAGCGAAGAAGGCAATCGCAAAGGTAAACGGATTCGTCAACCCAACGAAGAGTGTGTTTCGTGGTGTTGCTTGGAGCAACCCGATTGATGGCGAAGAAGACGAGGAGCAGAATAATCTGCATCGCTATGAGTAAGTGCAACTGTGGTAGCGGTGTGGAATCGTTTTGGTATTTCGATGGTCACCAAATCGAACTGTTCAAGGGTTGCCCGAAGTGCGAAGCAGATAAGTTCAAGAAGTATCGCCCAGACATTAAGAAGCAGTATGTGAGCGAAGAAACTATCGAGCCAGAGCCAGAGGTTCGCATCGTCAATCGTCTGACGCAATGGGAGAACGAAAACCAATGAGTCGCTTCTATCGTAAGAAGTTAAACGCACAGGGCAGATACATCAACCCGCCTGTTCACGCCAAGCCGAAAACTTCAAGCGGACGAAAGTTCGTTGTAGGAAGTGAAACTAAGTTGTACAAGTTTGAGCGTGGTCCGTTAAAGGAAACTTCGACAGAGCGTACTATCCGAATCGCAAAAGAAGCAGAGGAGCGTTACTACGCAAGACAGGCAGAGAAGGAAGCAGGTAAAATGTTCAAGCGAAAGACTGCCGAAGAGAAGCGTGTGATTGCAGAAGCAAAGCGGAAAGCAGAATACGATGCGTTATCCGAAGGTCAAAAGCGTTGGGCAGATGTAAGAGAGATGCGAAGACTGCAAAAAAGAAAGTGTGGTGCTCCTGTTGGTATGTACAAACGCTCTGAGGAAGTAAGACATAGGATGCGTGAGTCAGCAAAAAAGCGTTGGGCAGGACTGTCACCTGTACTGACGAAAGAAGAAAAGCGTTTGAAGCAAAATGCGTATCAGAACGCTCGTAACGCAAGGCTTCGTGCTGAAGCCAAACAGAAAAAAAGCACAGCGTTAGTGATTACGATTACAATCACCGACCCAAACAAGTCGTGAAACTGTTGCTCACACCTTCGGGTGTGGGCTTAACTTTGCTGTGCTACATACTACACCTTCAAACGCCAAGTTTTCACAAGGCAGTAGACAGTAGCACAGCATCCCTTTCTCATTCAGCGTGAACCCCGACCAAACTAACTAGGGTAGTATCGCTGTGTGAGTCCACAGAAACGCAACAAACATAAACAGATACGCCTATGAAACAAATGATTGGTAAACTCCTTGCTTGGTTCCTACCAGCAAGCACCACGGAGCACAAGTTAGTGCTCGTCGACCTGCGACTCGCAGGTTTAGAGATGGAGAACAAGCAACTCACGGAGGATATGAACCGACTCCGTGTGATGTTTGATTTGAAAAACATCAGCGACAATGAACCGCAGATTCATCAATGCTTCGACAACAAAGTGTCGTTGAGCGTTATGAGTTGGCTGAAAAACTGGCTCGATGATTACGATGTATCCGAATCTGAATCCTTCAAGGATGGTGTCGGAAGTATCCTCGATGACCACGACTTCTCCGACCAGATTGACGATGCACTTGGCAATCGTGATTGGTCTTACGAGTTGGAAGGTGTCTTGGATTACGATGACCTCGCAGACAAGGTTCTACGCAAGGTTGATTGGTCTGAAATCATCAGCGACAATGATATCGTTACTACTGACGATATCGATTGTTCCGATGTGATGTTAAAGTCCGAGCAACTCTCCGAAGACGAAACCATTAAGCGTGGTGACTTGTCCGATGAGATTTGCAACGACTTGAAGCGTGATTGGTTCACGCAGATGATTGCAGAACTTGTCGACAGCGAATTCCAAAGTTCGCTTGGCAAGGCTCGTGAGAACGCACAAGCCAATTCACAGAACGCAATCGATGACGAGATTCAACACGCTGTCGCAGAGCGTATCGAGTCTCAGTTCAAGGATAAGTTCGGAGAGAACTGGGACAACTGGTTCAGCGAGAATATCCGACACACAGTTCAAACTGTGCTAGGCGAAATGCTCGCCTCCGCTTACGAACAGACCAAGAGCGAGGGCAAATCCAATGCCTAAGAAGCCCAAAGTCTCCGCAGAACGCATCGCAGAGTTGGTTAAGATGTTAGAGATTCCAGAAACCATTACGCCAGCGGATTACCCACCCGCACGGCTTCTTGGTGAACAGAATATCTTCATCGATATCAGTTCCGCTTGCAAAGCGTGGCGTAAAGTTGACTACAAGGTATCTGAAAAGATATTCAAAGTTATCAATGACGCTGGATGCGATGAACACGAAGTCGATGCACTCCTCAACGCCATTACTCTCTAACCCAGACTAATCGCTTTCGTCCCTGTCCCCAAAATTTGTGCGAAAAACATTGGAGCCTCAACAGGTTCTAGTGCGAAGTAGCACATAACCCAAAGAAAAACCAAACACACATATGTTGTCCTACAACATTCAGTCCGATGCCGACCTCACAAGTCTGCGTCTTCAATACGAGCAGGAAGTCGCAAGACATTCTGCTAACGCTCCGAAGGTTTCCTTCGGTGCAAACGCCCATAAGTACTCAGTCCGTGCCGTTCCGCTCTACACGAGCGAAGGCATTCCTGCTAACTGTTGGGGTAATCAGCGGTGCGATAACGGAGCAATCATTGGTAAGGTGTCCGAGAAATACGGCATCATCCAGAACGATGACTTCGAACATCGCATCCTCAACGGCTTCGAACAGAATGGTCTCACGCCTACTGCTTTCGAATCCATCGTCACTCGTATGGGAGCACGAGCACACTTGTGCTACGATTTCCAAACCGAGAAGTTCGATGTTACCCACAAGGGTGATATCGTTGCCCTGCGTATCACCGCAAAGAACTCATTCGATGGCACTAGCCGTTCGTCTGTTTCTGTCGGTGCTCTTCGTTTGGTCTGCCTCAATGGTATGACTTCGTTCCGTGAAGATGTGTTTATGTCTGTGCGTCACACACAGTCCGTATCCGCAGACTTCGTGAGCAACATCATCCAACAGGCGATGAACGAGTGGACTCATATTCGTCAGTCGTTCCAAAATCTTGCTACTAGCGACATCACGCAAGAGCAGGGTTGGAACGCTATCGAGAATATGGTTAACCGTGGCATTCTTGGTGCTTCGCTTCGCAAGCAAGTCCACGAAGTCTGGGAACAGCCATCGTATGAGGAAGACCGCAGTCGTAATTTGTGGAATCTGTATAATGCTCACACGCAAGTGCTGACGCATAACCACGGCAACCACAAGTATGAGATGAAGCAACGCCAAGGTGGTGCGGTGCTTAACACTCTGCATACGGCTTCGACCTCTGCTGAATTCGCACGACTTCTTCTGGCAACACCAGACGAGGTTCGCTCTAACTGATATTACAGGGACGCATCATAGCAATGTGGTGCGTCCCGCTTATCACTATGGCTAACATATTCAGCATCGGTATCGAGCCAACCAAGCGTAACAAGGCTTGGATTGTTGCTATCTACATCGTGCCTCACGGCAAAGACAAGGCGTTGCTCGACTCCGAGCAATCGTTCAAGACGAAGCGTGATGCAAAACTGTTCATCAGCGGATGGTTGGAATTCCGTGACTGCTACAACAGAATCTAATCATATGATTACGATTAACGGAGTTGAGTTGACTCCTGCACAGTTAGTGTCGCTCACCAAGTTGGTGAACATCGGTTGGACTATTGATTACTCGTCCATCCATAAACTGCCAGCAGAGCAATGCATTATGGTCGCTGTCAAAGGCGAAAATACTGGTGCTCAAATGGTAATCGGAATCGAAGCAGATGGCTACTCGCACTCGTAAGTTTAAGTGGCTGGTCGTAGCACAGACCTATAAGTCAGCCGTCATTGTCGCTGAAACTGAATCACAGGCTATCGATGTCTTTCATAACATCGAATACAATGGTTCAGCCAGAGCGAAACAGGCATTGGAAGACAGCACCGCATACGAGGTTGAAGCACACGAGTATGATTTGCCTCGTACTAAACAGAAACGAAAATGAGTCTCGATTTCGAATTCGCCAAGGGCATTAAGAAGGAGTTGATTGAGTATCGGCAGAAAGATGGTTCGTTGCATTGGTTGCCTCGTGCTCAATCGTTCGTCTTCTATCAGATGTTGTTACAACACGACATTGATGGTGAGATGACCGATAAGAAAATGTGCGAGATTAACAGACGCATAGAAATCATCAACGCCAGCATCAGCAAGCATTCGCATTGGTATTCAGCAACCGAAGGATTCCAACATCAGTTGAATGATGTCGTTGTCTATTGGGGGCTTACGACAAATGTATCGCATATGTCTGCGACTAAATGGAATGCTTGGTTTGCAAAGGCACACGCTCGTAGGAGTATGGAGAATCATAAACAGTATGGTTGGCAGAATGCTGAACTGAAACCCTACGAACAGTTGAAACGAGAAGATGCCAACGCCAGTTGAGGTTGTTGTAGTATCCCTGTGGCTCTGCTTATTAGTTAAGGTATTGCGAAAATAAAACGCAAAAACCTCGGTTCGAATGAGGTTTCACCACTAATAGAACCACCACATCACAGTCCACGCATCGAGCAGGTGCGTGGATTTCTTTTTATGCTCCCAGCATCAATCATAATACCCATAGAGACAGCACGGCACCTACGCACGACTGCCTCTCCGCACGAACCAACAACAAGTGCGGTGATAGAACGATACGCATATGGCAAAAACCGAAACCGAAATGAAGAACGAACTGAAAGCGAAACAGAAAAAGTTCGAAGCGAAACAGAAACTGAAAATCCAAGCGATGATGGAAAAGTTGGAGACGATTAAGAATGCGGAATTCAAAATCAAGGCTCCGAAAGTTAAGACGCTCACCGCAACCGAGTTCAAAAAGCGTGTGGCTGAAATCGCCAGCGAGTCCGAAGCGTTCAAGAAAATCAAGAAGCCGACCATTCAGCAAATCGCAAAGTGGACTGACGAAATCGAACCTGTGCTGATGAGCATTATCGCAACCGCAAAGCAGGCGAAAGAAAAGGCTCTCGAAAATATGGACAGCCCGAAGGACAAGCGAACCTATCGCCGACTGATTGATAAGGTTGAGAAGACCGGATTGAAAGCGAAGGATTACCTCCCCGCAATCAAGGCTCAACAGAATCGCATCAAGAATATCAGCGAAGATATCGGAGACATTACCAAGTATCTCACCAAGTGAGTTTGATTACGCTCGGAATATTAATCATCGCTCTCCGTTTGTTAGCAGGAAAATAATCCGTAGCACAACGCACGGCATCACAGAAAAGAATGCACACCCAATCCCTACGGGGGGCGGGGGTGCATTTCTTCTTGATACCCCACTTTCTCAACGCATTCAGATACACACTTTTTACTTGCAAAAGACTAGTAGTGATGAAGGCAGGGGGTTATTAGGGGGGTAGGTGGTATAAGGTGTCAAGGGGTAACTGCTTGGTGGGGTCAATATATGGCGTTTTTTAATGTTCTGGGTAGGGGGAAATGTATTTCCTAGGGGGGTGTAATAGATTTCCCTA